GATTTCGTGCCTTGCTCATGTTGTTGCGATAATGTTGGCGGGCCGGTTCGTTATCGGCCCGCCTTTTTCGTGGTGATCAAATGAAAGTACGAATGCTGACACCGATCGCCGGCCAGGGATGGTCTGCCACGGCTGGTGATGTCGTCGAGTTCGACAACGACAGCGCCCTGCGGCTGATCGAGAGCGGCCAGGCCGAGCCCATCAAGGACACCGGCTACGAGACCGCGACTGTCTCCGCGCCAGAGACCGGCGAGGCTGCAAAGCCGGCCCGGAAGAAGCGCGGCTGATCCTTGCACCCAGCTCTCAAACCGCACCGCCACCGGCCATCGCAAGAGCGTGTCGCGGTTCGCGCGCCCATCCCTCGGGCGTTCCCTGATTCAACGATCATCCTGATCGCCAACGGCCCGAGCCTCACTCGTGGCCAGATCAACACGGCCCACCGCGCATGGATGGAGGGCCGCGCCCGCGTGCTGGGCTGTAACGACGCCTACCGGATCGCGCCGTGGATCGATGGACTCTATGCCGCCGATCCCGAGTGGTGGGAGGCGCACATCGAGCAGGTGCGAGACACGCACATGTCGCTGCTCTGGTGCCAGGATCAACTGACCTGCGCGAAGTGGGGCTTGTGGCATGTGCCGGCGATGCCTGCCATCGGCATGTCCCGCGACGGTGGCCGGATCCACACTGGACGGGAAGGTGGGCATTCCGGGTTCCAGCTCCTGAACATCGCCGCGCACCTGGGCGCGAAGCGCGTGCTGCTGATCGGTTATGACTGCCACGCCAACAACGGCAAGCGGCACTGGTTCGGCGACCACCCGCCGCCCTTGCGTACCACGTCACCCTATACGGCTTTCGCAGCGGCTTACCAGACCGCCATCGCCGACCTGCAGGCGCTCGGAGTGGAGGTGCTGAACTGCTCTCCCGGCAGCGCCATCGAGGCCTTCCCGCGCCGCTCCATCGGGCAATTGCTCGACGACTGACTGCGCTGTGGCGTGCCTGTCCGGCGCTGGCTGCATAGCCTGCGGCCATGCGAATCACCGTCATCACTGCGCCCAGCGCGGAACCCTTGACCGTCGACGAAATGCGCACCTATCTGCGCATCGATGGCACCGATGAAGACGCCACCCTCACCGCGCTGATTGCCGGCGCGCGCGACTGGTGCGAATCGTTCACCCGCCGGGCGCTGATCTCGCGCACCGTCGACGTGGTGCTGGACCGATTCCCGCCTGCGTCAAAGCTCAAGCCGCGGCGCGAGATCGTGCTGCCGCTCGGTCGCACCCTGTCCGTCACGTCGATCGCCTACATCGACACGAACGGCGCACTGCAGACCCTCACCGGCCCGGATGCCTCGCCGGCCGGCACCGCGTTTCAGCAAGACCTGAGCGACGACCATCACGGCGTGATCGCCCCCGGCTATGGCCTCGACTGGCCGGATACCCGCGACGTGCTCGGCGCCGTCAAGGTGCGCTGCACGGTGGGCTATGGCGTCGCCAGCGAAATCCCCGCCCAGCTCCGCGACGCGATGCGCTTCCGGATCGCCAGCCTGTACGAAGGTCGCGGCGAGCAGGACGTGAAGCAGTGGGTCGGCGTCGATGAGGCGCTGGCCCGTCCGTATCAGATCGACTGGTTCGGCGCGTGCTGATCGGGCCGAAAAACCGCCGCGTCACGTTCGAGGAGTCCGTGCAGCGCACGGATGAGGTCGGCGATACCGTCAACGAGTGGGTGCTGTACGACTCGACCTGGGCGTCGCTGGAACCCCTGCGCGGCGAGGAACGCTACGAGGCCCAGCGGGTACAGGGATCGATCAGCCACAAGATCCGGGTGCGCTACTCCACCCGGCTGGCGGCCATGACCGGCAAGCACCGCGCGATCTACAACGGCCGGGTATTCGATCTGGTCGGCCCGCCCGGCGACCTGATGGCCAAGCACCGTGAACTCGAGATGCTGGCCGTGGAGCGTGAGGCGTGAAGGTCGACATCAAGATCGATGGGCTGCAGCACCTGGAGAAGCTGCTGACCGAAGCCCTGCCGGCAAAAGCCAGCAAGAAGGTCATGGTCCGGGCGCTGAAGAAGGCCGGCCGGCCAATGGTCAACGCGGCGCGCAGCAGCTACCGGGCTATCGGTGGCTCTGGTGCGCTGGCACAGGCAACGAGCATCTGGCAGCGGAAGAAAGGCGCACAACGCGGGAACACCTTCGCGTCCGTCGAGATCGGGCCGCGGCGATCAAATAAAGCCGCCCTGTCGCGGTACTACCAGCACTACCGCAAGCGTGCGACACCGAAGGCGCTCACGGGCGGGGTGCGCCACGGTCACCTGGTCGAGTTCGGGTTTACGCATCGAGGTGGCCGGTCGATCGGCGGCAAGGGCGTGCTCGGCAACGCGCTGGACCGGCACGGGCAAGGCTCCATTGCCGAGTTCGGCTTGCTCCTCGGCGCCGAGATCGAGCGTGAGGCTGCGCGCCAGGCGGCGAAGCAGAGGCCCGGATCATGAGCCTGCGCGATGGTCTGGTCGCCCACCTTCGCGCGAATGCCGGCGTCGCCGCGCTGGTCGGCACGCGGATCTACCACGAGGCGATGCCGCAGCAGGTGACCCTGCCGGCAGTGGCCTACGCGAAAACCTCCGTTGAGCGATTCCGCACGCTGGCCGGCCTCAGTTCGCTGGTGCAAGCCCGCGTAGCTGTCGATGTGTGGGGAAAAACTTCTGCCGAAGTGCTGGATGTTGCTGCAGCCGTGAAGCTCGCGCTCGATGGCGTGACCGGTCTGCTGGGCACAACCAGTATTCAGCACTGTAGCTATGAGTCGGAGGCTGATCTGTCGGAGTTCGACGGCGACCGCACCGACCGGCATCTCAGTCTGGAATTTGTGATCTGGCTTAACGAAGGGTAAAGACATGACCGAACTCGCACGCACAGGCATCGGCGGCACGCTGGAAGTTGGAAACGGCGCGTCACCCGAGGTATTTACTGCCATCGCCGAAATCGTGTCGGTCGATGGCCCGTCGCTTTCCATCGAGGAAAAGGATGCGACCACGCTCGATTCGGGCGGCGTCAAGCAGAGCATTCCTGGCCTGGTCGACTACGGCCAGCTCGACATTGAGCTGCTGTTCACCAAGCACTCGACCCACACGGCGCTGCGCAACGACGCCACCGCGCGGGCCGAGCGCAACTACCGCATCACGTTCCCGACCTCGCCCACGACCGTTGGGGCGTTCAGCGGCTACGTGAACAAGTGGGGCCAGAACATGAACCCGAATGATCCGATGCGGGCGAATGTCGGCCTGAAGATCAACAGCGCAGTGAGCTGGACCTGATGTCGAAACCCAAGAGCATCGAGAGCCTGGCCGACCTGACCGCCGCGCGCCCGCTGAAACGCTGGGAGCGCGAGATCAAGAGCCTGAACGGCGCGACGGTCCACTTCCGCGAGCTGACAGCCGAGGGCATCGACGTGTTCCTCGAGCTGGGCCAGGCCGGCAACACCGCATCTTTCCGGCGACCGGAGATCGTGAAGCTGCTGGGCCACACGCTCTGCAACAGCGCGGGTGACCTGCTCGTGAAGGCTGGGAAGGGTGAGAGCGGGCTGAACACGATGCCGTGGGATGTCGTGCAGGAGCTGTTCCAGGAGGCCATCGCCTGCCTCGGCCTCGGCCGGGCGGAGCTGGACGAAAAAAAAGCCGCCTGAGCGCCGACGGCGTACTGCGGTTTTTGTATCGGCTGGCCTATGACCTCGGCTACACGGTGCGCGACCTCACTGCGCGCATGGGATCGGATGAGTTGGGTTACTGGATGGCTTTCTACGAGCAATACGAACCGCACAAGGCCGACGATCGCCGGGCGGCCAAGCTCGCCTATTTTGCCGGCAACACCTTCGGCAAACCGATCCGCTGGCCCGAGATGGCCGAGAACTTCGGCGTAGAGGCACCCGGCAAGCCGCAGGCCAAGACGCTGCAGGCGCTGCCAGACGTGGTTGAGAGCATCGGCCACGCCATGCCTGAACACATCCGCGCAAGGTTCCACTGATGGCCACAGCCGGCACAGTCACGATCAAACTGGATGGCGACTCAGCCACGCTGATCCGTGAGCTGAACAAGGCCAACCAGGCCAGCAAGTCCACCTTCGGCGAGATCAAGCGGGAAGCGGCCGATGTCGCGGCCAAGTTCGCGGTAATCGCCACGGCTGCGGCGACAGCCTTTGCCATGCTGACGAAGGCCAGCTTCGACAGTATCGACGAGCTCGCCAAAGTATCCGACCGCCTGGGCGTCACCACCGAGGCGATGCGCACCCTGCAGGTTGCCGCCGATCTGGCTGGCGTGTCGCAGGAACTGCTCACCAAGTCCCTGCAGAAGCAGCAGCAGGCATTGGTGAGCGCCAGCGATGGGGCGGG